GCCGATTTATAACGCGCTAGGCAGGGGCGCGGGCCTTTACTGGGAGCGGTGGCCTACCGCTTCCTTCGCATGCAACACTAGCCACCCCACTCGAAGTGTGATGCGGGCGGTCGCTAGGATGCCAGAAGCACGACGATCTCCTCAATCCATGGCCATCAAGTCTAGCTGTGCGGCGGCCTGGGACAGCCTGTTCATGCCTGCCTGAGCAATGGCATTCATCCCGGTCGTGGCGACGCTCTCGACGATATCCTGCACGTTCGGCCCTGCGGCATGGAGTCCTTGCTGGACCCGGTCCCACACACCGGTGGGAGCCGCCGGGTGGTGGCGATGAGTAGATGAGGCAGGATGTTGATAGTCGAATCTCACCCTCCACTCCGCGGTGACCAGACATGTGATGTCTGCGTTGTTGGGGTTGTAGATGATGCTGGGCGCAAAGCCCTTCATCTTCCAACGCCCATTCTCCGCGGTATTGGTGGCTGAGGTCTCGCTCGAAGTCCAAGGCACATCAACGTCGGCAGCAGCGTCCGCCGTGTTGCTGACAGGGTCAACAAGACGGTCCATGTCGTAGAGCTCTTGGATATTGTAGGGCTTCGATACCATCTTCACCCCCCGCAGTGCAAGGCGAGAGCCTGCAACAAGTCGGGGTTTCTGATAGGATACGAAGTCCTGTCCAATGTCGTTCCACGTGGTCGTGCTGCCCTCGAGGCGAAATTGCGTGTTGGCGTTCCCCATGTAGAGGATGCCAGACGCTGGTGTATCGCCTGCGAGGCCCCGGCCACTCATGACCTGCACGGTCATGGCGGCAGGGGCGAGCGTCGCAGCTGGGCCCAGAGAGTTCAGCTGCGAACATGCCTTGAACTTGCTGTTGAGCGAGGGCGTCTGACCGGCATTACCGGTCACACCGATGTAGGGGGCCCAGCCCTCCATGTCACGCAACGAAGTGGTGACAATCGGTGTGTCGCTAGACGTCACGGTCATCCTCTCACCTCGAAAGAACCCGTACATCTGCACCGTGTCCGTCGAATTCACGATGGTGGTGGTGCGAATGACGGTGTAGGGACCGACGTTCACTGGCAATGCGAGATGCTTGGGGATCGTAGCATCCATGGCCTGCATTGCTGAACGCACAGCCGACGAGGTGAGGCTTCCACCCCAAGGAGATGATGTCACAGCGGCGACTCCGTTTACTGGATATCGCGCGACACTCCGGGTCGCCTCACGCCGAGCAGATTTCAGCTGAGGCTTCCTGGTAAGTCGCATCTTGCGGTTGGTACGACGCTGCTTCATCGCGTGTCTTGCAAAGCTAGCACACTGTGGTTTGTGTGCGAGTGTCAGAAGTCTAACAGACGGACTCGTGACAGCCAATTATCAGCTCTTTGGTGCACTCGTCCTGACACGACGAGCTTACCGCGACAACAAATCGCTATAATACGCGGCATAGCCGCCTTCCCAAAATGGGGCATCCCTCAACGGGGCAAAATGGGGTCCTTGGGTCCCCTCCCCTTAGTCAGCAAAATGCTGACTCCCGGTTCCCGTAGTCATCTTGTGCAATGCGCCATCAACCAGTGCTTTCCCAGTATCGTTACCTTTTCCGGCACTGACCTAAGGTCAACCGCAGTGGGCTGCGGCCTTCCGGCCCACAAGTGGCACTGCAATGCACGCCTAAAGTCGGCTAACTCACCTGCCCCCGGTATTGGTCAGTGGCGTACAGCCTTCACGTTCCACTCTCACGCTCTAAGCGGGATGTCATCCCCGCAGGAAGGGTAAGAGGAGGGGGGGTCTAGTTGCTTAGATCACGGGTGTGGGCTCCCGCCGCGGGTGAGCGACCCGCACCCCCCTCGGGATCGGCCCATGTAGGGCCGCCGTCTATGCGAACATGCGCCGAGGCAGGTTCTGTAATACAACATCACCTGCATCAGGCCCCAGAGTGTCGAGTCCCATGAAGTAGGCCTCCTGGTCTCTACTCAACCCGCCGCATGCATGTCCCACAATCTTGCGGCATGGTTCCCAACGACTCAAGGGGTCTTCCCAACCAGGCTCCCGGCGCGCCAGAAGCTCCTCGAACTCCACCTCCCTGTCCTCCTGGTAATCTCCATAGATCTTGTACTGCCATTCCTTGTCGAGCACGCCTACGGTCGTGCGGCTCTGTTGCTTCCAATGCCTTGCGATGGCAGCATAATAGTTCGCCAGCGGAGGATAGTTCTGGTGGAGGTTGCTGCGTGCCGCGAAAGCCAGAGCGTTGTCAACTGCAGTCCCCTCCGACAATGTCCACGAAGCGCTCGCAAGGTTGCGGGCCACCTCGGGCAGACAGACGTCGGCCAACGCTCCGGTCTCGTCACACCAAGTCGTGACTCCGACAAACGTGAGAACGTCATTGGGATTGACCATCTTGATCTTCATGTCAAAACCTAGAGACTTCCAGTCGCGCTCCAAATTGGGGCGCGTAGCCATAGGATGGTCAGTCTTGATGACGCTGTCGTCGCCCTCGAACACGAAGCGGTATGTCACCCAAACCTTGCCACTCAAGCGTGCCGCAGGACAAGAAGGCTTCGGCACCCTCGCTTCGTAGAAAGCCTTGTTCGGGTTCTCCACAACCTCGTTCGGATTGGCGACCAACAGGCTCGTCCAAATGACGAAATTCACGATCCAGTTCAACGCGGATGTTCCTCTGTCTCCCGAGGCGCGAAAGGCGTTCAACACGACGCTCGCGAAGGATTTCCTCTTGTTGTAGCGGACCTTCCGCTTGTTCTGCGCGCGCTCCGCAAGTCCTGCCTGTGCCCACTCCCCGAGCGAGTCACATGCGTCACCTGTCCCAAACATGATCTTGCAGATGTGCTGAAGAATCCTGTCCTCCACGTGGTGTCGCAGCTTCGGAGAG